ATTCACGGGGCGTCTCATGGAGGGACGCCGCTACTCGGACGGTCTGCATCAGGCGATCGAGGCGAAGGAGGGCGTGAAGATTCAGCGCGAGTCGCAGACGCTCGCGAGCATCACGTTCCAGAACTATTTCCGCATGTACGAAAAACTCGCGGGCATGACGGGTACGGCAAAGACAGAGGAGAACGAGTTCCTCAAAATCTACAAGCTCCCCGTCATCGTCATCCCAACGAATAAGCCCGTGCAGCGCATCGACCACCCCGACGTCATCTACAAGACGAAGGCGGCGAAATACCGCGCCGTCGGGCAGTCCGTGCGGGAGATTCACGAGACGGGGCAGCCCGTCCTCATCGGCACGACCTCCATCACGCAGTCCGAGGAAATGTCGAATGTCCTGCGGAAAAACGGCATCCCGCACGTCGTGCTCAATGCGAAATTCCACGAAAAAGAAGCCGAGATCGTCGCAAATGCGGGGCAAAAGGGCGCCGTCACGATCGCGACGAATATGGCGGGACGCGGCACGGACATCAAGCTCGGCGAGGGCGTCGAGGAGCTCGGCGGGCTCTACATCGTCGGCACGGAGCGCCACGAATCGCGGCGCATCGACAATCAGCTGCGCGGGCGTTCCGGACGTCAGGGCGACCCCGGCGCGTCGAAGTTTTTCCTCTCGCCGATGGGGACCCGCCGCACGAACTGCGGCGTATCCTGCAAGCGAATAACTTCGATACCCTGCTGACGCTAGGGATAACCGAGGCATTAGTTACCGGATCGGCTTTTGTAGTCGCCGGTGGGCGCCCGGATTCAGACATTCCACGTCTCACCGTGCACAAAGGCCGCGACATCAAAGTAACCCGCGACCATACAGGGAAAATCGTCAAAGCGGTTCAGAAATTCGCCGCCGGGAACACCGGATACAGCCAAATATACAAGCCCGGCGTAATCGAAATATACCGCAAAGAAAACGGCGTGAAAACCCTCGTAGAACGCCAAGATTTTAGCGACCGATACCCCGGAATTCCCATCGTGGAAATAGCAAACATCAAGCGTATTGGCGAACCTGGTCGCTCCGAAATAGAAGACATCCACGACCTCATCGACGCAGCATCGCGCTCGCTTACCAACCTACAGGTAGCGCAAGAGATGCTGTCGATGCCGACCAAATACCTTTTCGGCGACGGCGTAGAAGACCAATTTGTCGATGAAAACGGAAACCTACAGTCAAAGATCAAAGCGTACTTCGGAAACTTCTTGATCGGCCCTAGCGACGCTAAAGCAGGTGCTATTCCAGGGGCAGACCTGAACCAAATTATCAACAGTTTCAAGCTCTATGCGCAGCAGGTATCCGCCATGACTGGCATCCCGCCGTTCATGATGGGAGTCAATGCTGAGTCCAACCCGGCCAGCGCCGAGGCAATGCGATCCGCAAAGGACCGTCTCATCTCCCGCGCCGAGCTGAAACAGCATATTTTTGGTGATGCAGTAGAAGACATCGCTCGCATGGTGCTCGCGATCTCCGGTGTGCACGTCGAAAACATAGAGACACTAGAAGCTAGGTGGCGCGACCCGGCAGTCGCCTCCATCAGCTCCCGGAACGCCCTCATGTTACAGGCCCAAGCGCAGGGAGTCATCTCCGCCGAAACCGCCCGCGAATACCTCGGCTTATCACCTGAACAGATCGCCCGCGAAGACCGCACAGACCAACGAGGACGTGCAGAGATAGGAGCATAGCGCTGTGCTAAACCCAGCTTTCTATCTCCGCGCCCTCGCCTCTTTGCTGAATCCGTTCCGATCGGACATGCTACGGACACTAACATACATAAACCGTACTGATCCGCGACAGGTAGAAGCCGCAATACCGAGAATCTGGGAGACCATACAGGAAGCCCGCAAACAAGCAGCTCATATTGGTAACCAGATGCTAGAGGACGCAGCGGAAGAATACGGATACGACGCATACATCCCACCAATGGGAGAGTACACGTACCAGGCTGTCAAAACGCTCTTCCGCGAGTACTCAAACGCCCCCGACTCACCGCGCGGGGGCGCGAGGGAGCGGCATGTACGAGGGGCGGCCCGCCGCCAAGTCATACGGGCTGTTCCGAACCCGGAACTGGATAACTATATTCCCATCTCCGACCAAGTATCCGCAGATACCTATCCCGTCCTGCTCGAAGGATTCGACGATCTCGACAAACTCATAGAAGAAACCGAGAACGCGCTCGAAGACAACGACAAGGAGGAAGGATACACGCCCTCACCTAAGGCATATCCGATTGGATGGGCACGTGTCCTAACCGGAGCCGAAAACTGCGGATTCTGCGTCATGCTCGCATCACGCGGCCCCGTCTACACCTCAAGACTCGCAGCTACCTACCGCGGCGGCCGAAAGCAAGTCGCCGCAGGAAAACGCGGCCGCCGAGGCTCCGCCGCAACATCCCGCGCTCGCCGGGATAAATACCGGCTAGAGAACATGGATAAATTTCATGACTCGTGCGACTGCCTCGTGGTTCCAGTCTTCAAATCCGATAATTGGGTCGGCAAAAAAGACTACGAGCGACTGAGCAAGTTCTACGATTCAACGCTTGAAGATGTTGATAAGAACCCAGAAAAATACGCGGGTAAGTCTCCCGTCTCTTGGCTAGAACAAGCAATGAAAGAAACACCACTCGACACCCTTGTCTCAAACAAAGGTGACGAAGCAGCACATCTCAACCTCGTAGACACCACAGATGAACGACACGTTGATGCCGTCTACAACGATCTTATCCGCGTGAGCAAGCAAGCTCAGACTCGCGCAAAGAGACGTAAAAACTAGCCAAAAGCACTGCAAAACACGCTTTTACCATCACCGAAGAAGGAAGATATGCCTAAAGAAGACATCCAAGAAAACCACGACGTAGCCGAAGAAGCTACTGAACAAACCGTAGAACCCTCAGCAGAGAAACCACCCTGGGAAAAAGACGGCGAAGAATTCGACGCCGCCCGCGCATGGAAACTCATCCAGAACCTCCGCGCCGAAAACACCAAACTCAAAGAAAAACCGGAAGCTGAGCCTACAAAAGCACCTGAGGAACCCACTAAAGAAGAGAAACCTCAGGAAGAAACCAAAACCCCGGAAGACTCCCAACTATCCGCAGAACTCGACGCCGCGAAGCTGGAAAACCTAAAGCTCCGTGCGCTCGCATCCGCTGGCCTTGACCTAGACCTGCTTGAATTCATCCCCGGTTCTGACTCTGAGTCGATCGAAGAGAACATCAAGACCCTAAAGTCGAAATTTGACGCCGGAGAATCAAAGAAATCTTTCCCTGTGAACCCCGCACAGGGCGGAAAACCAGACTCTAATCCCAAAGAAGCCTGGTTAAAGTCCATTTTCGGCTAACAGTTATGCATATTTGCATAATTCACCATCACCTATAGAAAGGAATGAGAGATATGGCGAACAGCTTTACTCTCGATTCTCTTAACACCTCCGGCCTTCTCCCGAAGCCGATGGCGAAAGAGATTATCCAGCAGGTTACCGAAGACTCGGTAGTCCGAAAGCTGGCAAAGAATGTCCCTATGCCGATTACTGGCACGGCGCTGGCAGTGCAGACCGGGCAGCCGCAGGCTGGAATCGTCGGCGAAGGACAGCCGAAACCTGTAACTAACCTGACTGTTGGCACTAAGGTTATGAAGCCTATCAAGGCGGCCGCTATTGCCTATTGGTCTAAAGAAGCCCGTATGGCGAATCCTCTGGGTCTGCTCGACTTCATTCAGTCACAAATGGCAGGCGCTATCACTCGCGCATTCGACCTTGCTGTCCTGCACGGCAAGAACGCTGTAAATGGGCAGACCATTTCCGGCGTCGAGTATGTGAACCAGACTAAGAACCGCGTTGAGCTTGGCACCGCGAAGAAGGAGAACGGCGGTATCTCGACCGACATTCTCTCCGGCTATGCGCTTGTGGTAGGGCATGAGACCCAGGACTTCGACATGACCGCATTCGCAGCTGACAAGCGCCTCGCACCTGAGCTTCTTTCGCAGACCGACACTCTCGGTCGCCCGATTTACGCGCCGTCCATCAACCTAAAGCAGGGTGCAGGCACGCTTCACGGTCTGCCTATCGACTACTCCCGTGCTGTCTCTGGCAAGATCGGCCAGTCCGAAGACACGAAGGTACGCGCTTTTGGCGGCGACTTCTCACAGCTGATGTACGGCTTCGCGGAAGACATCACCTTTAGCCGCACCGACCAGGCCACCATCATGGACGGCGGTCAGTCGATTAACCTCTGGCAGAACAACATGGAAGCAATTCTTGTCGAGGCAATTTTCGGGTGGGTCATCAAGGACACCGGCGCATTTGTCGCTTACGAAGACAAGGTACAGGCCGCAGTAGCCGCCTAATAGGAGGTAAAACATGGCAAAAAACAGACTTATCGGCGAATATCCCATTATCGGAATTCGGCCTACAATTGACGGAAGGCAGGGACCTTTGAACGTGCGCACCGCTCTCGAAGAGCAGACGATGAACATGGCAAAGGCCGCCGCAAAGCTTTTTAAAAAACATATACGCTATACGAACGGCGAAAGCGTTAAAGTAATTATCGCCGACACGACCATCGGCCGCGTTGCCGAAGCCGCCGCCTGCGCCGCAAAGTTCAAAAAAGCCGGCGT